GCGGCGAACGCCGGGATCGCGATCCCGGCGAAGCCTGGGGAGACCCCGCCGAGCAGGGCCACCGCCGCGCTCGGCCCCAGCGCACCGCCCAGCGAGGCGGTCACATCGACGCCGCCGACGGCCGCCGTGGGGGCGAGCAGGCTGCCACCAATGGCGCCCGCGCCGCCGGAAGGGAAGAGGCTGGCGAGCCACCCACCCCCCCGGCGCCACCACCAGAGGAGCCGCCCGCCATGGCAGACAGGGCCGCGGTCGCCTGCACCACGGCCCCGGTGAAGGTGGTGAGGGCACTGCTCGCGATCCCGGCGGTCGGGGCCAGCCCAGTCGCGCCACCCGCGACACTGCCGACGATATCCGACCACGATTTGCCGGCATTGGGAAACAGGGAGGTGGGCAGGATGGAGGCGATCCAGCTCCCCACCGATGAGCCGGCCTCGGCGAGACCACCGCCACCCTCTGGCGTCTTGGTCAGGCCCAGCGCGCTGCCGACGCCGCCGAGAAAATTGCGCGCCACGCCGACGAGCGGTTCCGTGAATAGCGTGCGCGTCAGGCCGCGCGACAGCTCTTCCATGAGCCCCTGGCCAAAGGCCTTCACATCGAATTTTCCGGTGGTGAACAACTTCACGAAGGCATCTTCGACGGCTTCGATGCCGTGCAGGGCCAGCTCTTGGAACTGCTCCCAGCCGCTCTTGCTGTTCTTGAGGAACTCGCCCAGCGGGTCTTTTTGGCGGTCGAGCATCTGTTTGAGCGCGGCGTTGCTCGTCACGGCCGCCCGGATCCGGGCGACGTCCGCCTCGCCCACGTCCTCGCCCTTGGTGGCCTTGAAGGCGTGGATTTGCTTGAGCACCTCCAGCTCTTTCTCGCGCTCGGCTGGCATGAGCCCGACCAGCCCCAGCTGCGCCGCGAGGAGGGCGTTCTCGTCGCCCAGGTCCTTGAGCACCTTGGTGATGTCGTAGGCCTGATTCTCCTGGCGGATGGCCTCGGTGATGCGATGATGCTGCTCTTCCAGCCCCTGCAGGGCCACACGCCGCGCCTCATCGTTGGCCGGGTCGTACACCTCCGGCTGGCGCAGCTTCTGCATGGCCGTCTCGAGGGCGCTGGCCTCGCGCCGGAGCGCGGAGAGCGTCTCGGTGTGCGTCTCCTCTGGCGTCTGCGCTTCTGACAGCCCAAGCCCGAGCTGCGACTGGCTCTCCGAGAGGGTGTTGGCGAGCGTCTTGGCGGTGTCCCCGATCTCGATCGCGGCCTTCTGGCGCCGGATGGCCTCGGCGGATTGATCGTAGACGTGCTTGAATTTGAGGACCTCGGCGGAGAGCGGGCTATACCCGGCCTCGATCATGCGCTTGATGCCGCTTTCGGCCTCGCGCATGCGATCTTCGGCGGCTTTCAGGCTATCGCCGAAGAGGGCTTCAGCGGCGTCGATGGCGGCGAACTCGCGCGATAAATCCTGCAGGAGATTGAGTGCTTCCTTGCTACGCCCGAACGCCTCACTCTGGGCGTGCGCCTGCTGGAAGCCGCGCCCCAGCTCGCCGAAGACCTTGTCGGTGCTCGGCACGCCGAGCCCCTGCAGCTCTTCGATCGCCTTCTTGTAGGCCTCCGCCTTGGCCTTGGCGGGGTCAAAGGTGGGCCCCAACAGCTTGGCCTTGGCGTCGATGGCGGCAAATTCCGTGTCGAGCTTCTGGCGCGCCGCCCGTACCGCGTTGGCGATCTCGTTTGGTTTGGCATCGACGGTCGTGGATGGACCCGTGAGGCTTTTGGTCAGGCCCGATCCCAGTGTGACCTCGGGGGGCTTGGCCCCGGGGCTCAGGGCCTTCTTGGCCTCCTCCAGGCGCTTCGTCAGCTCGGCCCGCTTGCCGGGGTCAATCGTCTTGTCGAGTTCCGCCTGCATGGCGCGCATCACATCACCTGAGCCCGCCATTTGCTCGTTTTGCGCCTTGAACTGCTGCTCCAGTTGCAGGGTACGCTGCTGGGCGGCCAGTTGGGCATTGCTCATCTGCTGGAGCTGGTAGACCACCAGCGCCAAGGCGGCGGCGGCCGCGATCGCGCCCACGACAATGATGCCGGCAGTCCCCAGGAATGCCGCGATACCAGCCAGTGCACCGATGGCCGCCGAGGCGACTCCAGCCATGGAGCCGATGGAGGAGATGAGCGTACCCAGCGCGAAGGTGACCGGTCCCAGGGCAATCAGGAGCCCTGTCAGGCCGATGACCATCTCCTGGATTGGGACGGGGAGCTGCGCGAAGGCGGTGACCGCTTGTGACGCCATGTCGAGCAGCGCTTTGCCGAAGTCGACGAGCGCCTTGACGGCCGGCTGGAGCTGCTCACCCGCCTGTGTCGCGAAGACCTGGAGTTTCGCCGAGATCTCACTCAGCGCTTGCCCGGTCGTCGCCTTCATATTCTGGAACTTCTCGGTGACGCCGCTGGAGGCCCCCTGGATGGTCTGCAGGGAGTCGCGGAACTGATTGGCTTGCGTGCCAGCCGTGGCCATCACGCCAGCCAGGGCGCGTGTCTCGGGCACCAGCTCTTTGAGGGCGCCCACGTCGCCATGCGCCGCTTGCACCAGGCCGATCAGCGTCTCCGTGAGCCCCTTGCCGCCTTGCGAGGGATCGCGTAGATTGGCCCGCACTTCGAGGACGGACGTCCCGAGGTGGCGCAACGCCTCGATGACGCCCGGTGTGGGCGCGGATAATCCCAGGAGGAGGGCGCGCAGCGAGGTGACGGCTTCTTCGGCACCGACGCCCTGCCGCGTGAACGACGCCACGAAGTTGGCCGCCTCGGCGAGGCCGACGCCCGCCGACGCCGCCACCGACACGACACGCCCCATGGAGCCCGCCAGCTCGTTGGCCTCGGCGCCCCCGACTTCGGTGGCGCGGGCGAGGATATCGCCCGCCTCGGCCGCCTTAAGCGAGCTCCCCTGATACGCGTTCATGGTGCCGACCAGCAGGCGCGCGATGTCGACCGTCTGCCCCATGCCGGCCGCCGACGCCTTGGCGGCGACGGTCAGCACCTCCATGGCCGCGGCGCCCTTAATGCCGTTGCCGGCGATGAAGTAGAAGGCGTCGATCAGCTCTTGCGGCCCCTTGCCGACATCGGCGGCCAGGGCGTTCAACGGCCCGCGGATCTGCTCGACCGCTTCCCGGCTCATACCGCCGAAGTTGACGATCTTGGTGATGCCGGTTTCCAGCTGGTTGGCAAAATGCACCGCGGCGCCGGCGGCGGCGCCCAGGGGGGCGGAGATGCCGAGGGAGAGGCCCGCGCCGGCCGATTGCAGCTGACTGCCAAAGCTCCGCAGACGGGCGCCCGCCGCATCGAGCCCGGACGTAAAGCCTGAGGCGTCGACGGTCAAGCGCGCGATCACGTCCCCGACGGTCGTGGCCATCTATGACTGCCGTTTCTTGGGCGTAAAGAACGCCTTCAGCCGCTGATACGCGGCGCGTTGGTGCGCCACGGATGACGCCGGCGCCGGCGGGGCGGCCGGCCTGGAGGCGTGGCCCACGAGGGGCCACTGGTGCAGGAGCAGGTCATCCACCGTGATCGCCTGGCCGCGCGTCTCCCGGTCGCGGTAGACCTCGGCGAGAATCGAGGCACACAGCGCGGCGCGCCGATCGTCCCGGAGCTGCCCCTCTTGCCAGCGGGCCAGGAGCTCGCGGTATTCCACGAAGGTCAGGGCCCAGACGGCCGCCTCGCTCAAGCCGAGGTCGTAGCGGCCTCGGCTCCAGAGCTGGAGCCAGTCGAGCTCGTCGTCAAAGGGTCGGCACCGTCTGCCGTCGGGGCAGACTCCGACGCACGGCCGTTGCTCAGCGCGGCCGTAAAGGCCTCGGTGATCTTCTGGCTGACCAGGCCGATGTGCTCCAGCTCGAGCAGCTCGCCGGCCTGCTCCAGGGTGAGGGACGGATCCTCATGGCGCAGCCCGGCCCACATCACCACGAGCAGGTCGGTAAAACTCACCTCGCCCCGCTGGAACAGGGCCAGGAGGTTGAGCTTGGGCACCCCGTAGACCCGCTTCAGCTCGTCCTCGGCCAGCTTCATGGCCCCGAGGGTGAGCCGCAAGGTCCGCGGTTTGTCCAACTCCAGGGGCACGCTGAGTTTCCAGGGCATGGGGCTCCTTAGACGAAGGTCGGCGCGCCCGCGAACTTGAGGCTGGCATCGAACGTCAGGATCGCCTTGGCGTCGGCCTTGGGGCTCATTTCCATGACCACCATCGCGGCATCGATCTCCAGCGGCGAGGGGTCACCGGGGAGGCCGGGGAAAATCAGCTGGTAGTTGGCCTGGTCGCCGGCGATGAAGTGGCTCAAGAGGCCGGTGGTCGCGTCCTGGGTGGCGTCCTCGGGGATGAAGTTGCCGGCGATCTTGATCTCCGCCTCTTTCATGCCGGGGACGAATTCCTTCCAGCTCGACGGCGTATCGTGGTTGCTGGCGTCCAGGTCGTCGGCCTTGAACGTCGTATCAATTTTGGTGAGCTCGGCGATGGTGGTGAAGCTCTCCGGGCTGCCGCCATCGCCCAATTTGAGCAAGGTGCCTTGCGCCCGTCGGGCTTGCGTGGCCATGGTGTGTCCTCCGTAGGTCTTGACATTCGTGACGGCACGTCAGGCGTGCCGTGAGCCGCCGCGTGCTTACGGGGTGGCGTCTACGCCCACGCCGAGCTTGACCGTCGTGCTCAGGCTGCCCGAGGTGGTAATGTAGAGCTTGGTGATGTCTGAGGCGCCCAAGAACAAGTCTTCCGAGTCGGTGTAGGACCAGACGAGGGGCACATTCGCCGTCAGCTCCAGCGCGACGCCGCTCGTGGTATTGATCTCGACCGTGCAGTCGTGGTCAGCCTCGATCGCCGCCACCCTGACGGCGGACACGTCGATGGCGACATCGACCTCCTGATCCGAGCCGATCACGGTCGCGCTGACCACTTGGGCGAGGTCGGTCGCAATGGTCTGCACCGTGCCCCCAATCGTGACCCCGCCGATGCTGAGCGAGCGGCTTAATTTATGATTCAGTGCCATGGCTGTCTCCTCCGATGCGGTTGCCAAAGGCGTCGTACAAGCGCCCGGACCCGCCGGGCGTGGCTGCGTCCGCTGCCGGCTCCGGGCCGTGCAGCTCGTCGTAGTGTTGCGCCAGGATCGTCAGGCTGAGCGAGTCAAAGGGGCATTCCAGGCATTCATACTTGGGCCGCCCGCCCCAGGGGCGCCCCATCCGGTAGTGTTCGCCCTCGACCAGCTCCATTACTCCGCCTCCCGGTGCACGGCATAATTGCAGGCCACCAGGGCCCGGTTGCTCGGGTCCGGCCCGACATCAAAGGGGCTCTGCAGCGCCTCGACGCCGAGGTAGCGCACCCCGGAGGTGAGGGTTTCGCCGTTGATCAGACTGAACGCATGGAACACCGCCCGCGCCGTGGCCATGGCTGACTGGTAGGTGGGCGCGCGCACGATGACGTGCAGGCGCCCCTCCTCGGAGCTATAACCGGTCTGCCCCAGCAGGCGTCCTGGGGGCCGGCCTTCGTACTCGATCAGGCCGATGGCCAGGTCGGGGGCCCCGGTGTCGGGGAGATCGGATTTGTAGAGATCGATTCCCACCTGGGCCACGCCTTGATCCTCCAGGTAACGCGCGAGATCATCTAAGAGCGGCATCGACGGGTTCCTGGTCCTGCAGCACCGCCGTCAGCGCCACGTGGAAGCGCGCCGCGATCGACGCCCAGCGAAAGCGCTCCTGCTGGACGCGTTGTAACCCCTGTGCCCCCAGCCAGGCGCGGTGCTCCGGCATCTCATACAGCGCCTGCAGGCCGTTGATGAAGCCCTCTTGATCCGGGATGCCGCCCACGGTATTGATCCCCCGCGGGGTCACCGCGTAGCTGGTACACGGGATCAGATGCGCCGCCCCCTGGGCCCAATCGCCCAGCCCAGCATAGTCGCCGGCGAGCTGCGGGATGCCGCAGGCCATGCCCTCCATCGTCGGCAAGCCCCAGCCTTCGCCCTGGCTGGTATTGATCTGCACGTCGAAGGCGTTGTAGATGGTGCGCAGGGTGTCCTCAGGCACTCCCGCGATCGCCTTCGTCCCGCGGCCGGTCAGCAGCAGACGCTCCTGGAGGCCCCAATAGTCGGCCAGCTGCAGGAGGTCGATGCCGACATCGCGGGTGGCGCAGTGGAGATAGAGATAGGCGTGGTCGATCGGCTCCCGCCTGATCCACTCCGCCACGTAGAGCAGGCTCAGGTCCAGCCGCTTGCGCGGTTGATTGCGCCCGACGTTGCCGACGATGTAGGCGTCCTCCGGGATCCCCAGGGCACGGCGGCAGGCGCCTCGATCCATCGGGTAATACTGCGCCAGGTCGACGCCGTGCGGGATCACCAGGGATGGCCCGGTATAGCCGCAGCGCTCGGCTTCGTGCTGCGCCCACTCGGTGTACCAGATGGCCAGGTCCAGGCCCTCGGCCAGCGCCTTGGCCTCGGCGATATTCGGCGCGTCGATGGGCATATAGGCGACGAGCGGCATGGTCCCGATCTTCCCCATCTTCTCCATCTTCTCCATGAGCGTCTGGTGCAGGTCGACGAACTTGCGCACGATCCAGGGATCATTGAGGAGGACCACCACGTCCGGCTGAATCTGCTCGACCAGCGCCTGATAGCGCCCATGCCCCCAGGGGTCCCCGCCGGGTGAGGCCGGGTACATCTGGTACGGGAGACCGCAGTAATCCCCATGCCAATTGATCCCGAGCACGTGGATGTCCCAGTCGGCGTGGAGGTGCGCTAAGATGTGCTCGCTCACCCGTGCGAAGCCCGTCGTGGCGACGATATCGCCGCACCAGAGCAGGCGTGGTTTCCGCTCCGCGGCGAGGAGTTCATACGGCATGAGGGGTCCTCGTTTCCGCCAGGCCGCGCAGCGCGTCGGTCAACCGGATGGCGCCACCGCGCAGCTCCAGGACGACCACGGGTTCGCAGCCGAGGCGGTGCTCGAAACGCGTGGACAGGACGTTGGTCAACTCGGCGCCGTCGGCGGTGTCGTAGACGTGGGTGCCGGCGACCGCCCCGGAGGCCTCGATCCGCACGCGTAACGCGTTCATCCTCGGCCGTCCCTCCGCCGCCATGGCGCTTAGACGCAGGTCATCCATAGTTTGCCCACCGGGTTGGTCGCGTCCGGGACGCACTCGGCCAGGGCCCGCTGCACACCCGGAAAACCGATGTCATCGCCGCACAGCAATCCGCCGCGGCGCAAGAGCTGGCGATACGCCAGGAGGTCATGGCGCACCGAGGCGTAGTCGTGGCTGGCATCGATGAAGACCAGGTCAAACGGCTCGCCTGAGAGCTGTATTGCGGCCTCAGCACTACTCATGCGCCAGACCTCGACTTTGCCCTGCAGGACCAGGTCGGAGACGTTGACGGCAAACTCCCGATAGAGGGCGGTCGCCCCGCGCTGGTCCACCTCGCGCGTGGTCTCGTCGGCGCCGACGGTGGAGCCGCGCCAGTGATCGACCACGGAGACCACCCCGGGCGTGTGCTCGGCCAGGGCGCGGGTGGTGCGACCCTTCCAGCTTCCGATTTCGCAAATTCGCATGGCCTGCTGCGTTTGTTGCGCCAGCCAAGTCAGCTCCTCTGGCGACATCCAGCCATGTATGAGTAATGACCGAGAGATATCGATGGTGGAGATGGCTCGCATGAGCGCTCTTGCCTCTCTCGTCTGGCAAAAATGCGTAAATTTTGCGGATACCACCAACATGGTCCGGCGATCTTTTCCCATGCGTGGCGTACCATCTCGGTCATCTCCGGCTTGAGGATCAGGCCGGCCTTGCCGAGCTTCTCGACCCAATACGCATGCGGTTGCTCGTTGATATGCCCATCGCCGCCTTGGCCAGGTGTTGCCGCCGTGAAGAACAGGAATGTGCCGACATGCCGCGCCAGCGACTCACAGTAAGTGTCTGCGGCCGATGCCGGGAGATGCTCCGCGACTTCCCAGGAAATGACCCAATCAAAGGAGATTCGCGATAACCGCAGTGGCTTTGTGAGGTCCGCCTTGAAAACCGCCAAGGCTGGCCGCTCTATGCTCATGTCAGATCCCAGGGCATCGATGCCAAGCTGAAGTGCACCGCGCGGGATATGCCCCTCACCGCACCCCATGTCCGGCAACGTCTTCGGTTTCTCGAAGAGATGCAGCAGCGTCACAAAGCAGCCCCAGCTCCATTGCTGCGTCCAGCGGTGATTGGCCTGCCAGTCGGCGTCATACCGCATCGACGTAGCTCCATTCTGGACCCTGCCAGCTCTGCGCCTGATGGAACTGCGCATCATTCCCTAGCGCTGACTTGCGGCCGATATGGTCAACGAAGCATGGCGCTGAAAACAGGAAATACTCGCGCGTTGGATAGACGGCCTGGCTCCAATCCTTCAGCATCAAATCCCAGCATGTCGTCTGCTGTGACCAGTAGGGATCAGTCGCCGCATAGCGCAAGATCGATTCCGCATTGTCCGGCGTCACGACCCAGCATTGCGTCCCATAGAAAGACCTGATGCCCAGCTCAATCGCGCTGCCGCCGCGCTTGTAGGCGTGCAGGATTTCGCGATAGGCGCCATAGAACGAATACAGCGAGTACTCGCCCGCGTGATTCGATAGCCAGGCGTCCACGCTCTCCAGGAAGTTGCGGCACACCACGATGTCGTCCTCACAGACGATGATCCAGTCTGCGCCGCTGTCGATCCCCACACGCAGGCAATCCATGGCGGTCTGCATGGCGGATTGCCCCAGGCGGCCGAGGTGTACCGTCGCGGGGTATGCCTTCGCATCGAGCCGGTGCGAGCGCTCCCGTGAGCCCCCATCACACAGATGCACCACATGCGGAATCGCGCTGCGGAACACGCCGCCCCGGTCCAGGCTGGCCAGCGTCTGCGCCAGATAATTCTCGGCGCCCCGGTTGTAGGTGCCGATGCAGAGGGCGTAGGTGGTCATCCAGACCTCCTAGGCAAAGGGGTGGGTCCGTCCCGCCCCACTGTTAAACAACAGGCTGCGCTCGGCGCTGGTCAACAGGCGCCGCCAGACGCCGATCTCATCGGGCACGGCGTCGGCGGGGTCGATGTTGTTCGGGTTATGGCCCAGCGCGAAGCTCGCGGCCCCGGCATAGACGCCGAGGCTGTGGCTGGTCGTCAGGGGGGTACCGTTGTTTACCTGCAGCCCGATGACGTCCGTGACCGGATCATGCCACGCCACCACGCAGTGCCAGGCCTCCAGTGTAGCGCTGCCGCCGTCGACATGGACGCTATCGCTGCCGGTGGAGGACACGTACCATTGCCAGGTGCCGGCGTTGAGAATCAGAAAATATTCGCACGCCGTGCCGCCCCATTTGCCGAGCAGCGGTCGCACGTCACTGAGGCTGAGGGGATAGAACCACCCCGCGACCGTAAAGGCGCTATCGCCCCCTTGCAGATCCGGCGTACTGGCGCGACTGACGTAGCTCCCGCTGCCACAGTACAGCCCCTGGCCGATGCGTCCGGCCACCGCCAAGGCCACGCCGGTGGGGCTCAGATGGTTCCTGCGCCCGGTGGCATCGAGGCGAGTGCTGCCGCTGGCCTCCTCCAAGGCCCAGTAGGCCACCAGGCCGGTGAGCAGCGACGAGGCCGGCGCCGGGGCGGCTGGCCGCACGATGACGCTCGATTGTCCGCCTCCCATCCCGTAATGCGTCTGCCCTGCCCTGCCAAAGCGCATTAGGTCACCACCTGGTAGGCCAGCACCCGCACGGCCGCCGCATCACCAGACGCGCACAGGAACGAGCATCCGCTGGTCTGGTGCGCCAGTGCCAGTGATTCCCCAGAGGCCAGTGCGAACGAGTCGGTGGTCACCTCTCCTGCCGTCACGTCGAGATGCACGGCATCTGGCCCGTCATTGATCACGAGGCCGTATCCCAGAAAGCCGAAGAGCGCGGTCTCGACCACGCCGCTGACGCTGATGGCCTCCGCAAACGACTCGTTGATGAATGGCATCGATGCCCCCTCACCCCGCCAGGGCCCGGCTGATCGCCGCGGCCAGCTCTTGCAGAAACGTCGCCGTCTCGCGCGTGAACGGCCCCTCGAGGTATTTCCACTGCCCGACCTTGGCCCAATGCTTGTAGGACCGGCCGCGGGGGCTTCTTCCGCCCGTCCGGCCAGCCCTAGGATTCTCGTGGACCTTCAGGGCGTACCGCGCCGCGGCGCCGCCGTAGCCCATGGTGACCTCCAGGGTGCGCCCGGTGAGCGTCGGCCCTTGCACGTGTCCACTACTGCGCAGGCGCCCGGTATCGACGGGCACCTCCGCCTTACTGGCGGTCATGATGCGCTCGCCCTTGTGGCGCAGGTAAGCGGCCACGATGGTCATGGCTTTGGCGTCCAGCTGTTTGAGCTTGGCTTGGAGCTCTGTCTGACCCCTGATATCAACCTTGGCGACAATCGTCGACATGGTCCACCTATCGCGCGATCGCCACCAGTAATATCGCGATCATCAACACCGCCAGAGCGCTGGTGGCGATCCATTCCCAGCACATCAGACACCCCTAGCAGTACAGCTTGACCACCACGACGTGGCCCAGATCATCGACGTAGCGCTCGACTTTGACCAGGGGCGGTTGCGTGCCGTCGGGCAGCGTCAGGCGATCCTCGGGGCTGATCGGGTCGCCCGTGTTGAGCCACGAGACGGTGTCGGCGTCGAACACCTGGCCATCTTTGCTGCGGTACGACTTGCTGATGTACGTGACCATGGCCTTATAGGTGACGGCCGCCCCAAAGACGGGCGCGCCATAGGCGTCCCGCCCGCTGAGCGGCTCGATGGTCACCGTCATGGGGAACATCTGCGGCGGAAAGGCGGCTATGCCTACACCCCGTGATCGCGGATAAACGGCTGGATCAGGCGCTCCACAATGGGCGCCAAGCCAATGGCGGAGTTTTTGTCTGGCTGCCCATTGGCATTGCCGTAGGCGGTGTACAGATCGCCGATCTTCTGCTGGACGATCGTGCTGCCGGTCTGGTTGTGGTAGCGCTCCGCCGTCTCGATCTGGACCGCCAGCTTGGCGTTGCGCCGCACCTCATAGGCGGTGTCCCACAGCCCCGCGTCGAAGCTGATGTGCCAGAGCCCTGTCGGTATAGGCCAGCGCGAGGTATGCAGGAGTTGGCCCTGCTCGCTGAGCAGCGTGTAGTCGTCCGCCTCGACCGTGTGCCCGTCGTCATCCTCGATCGAGAACACGCGCGGCACCGGTGCGCGATTCAGGGTGATCACCCGACTCCCCCCGCGATGCGGCAAGATGCCCCCGGCGTGGTGCTCGGTGCGCTCGCGCACGATGAAGAACGTATGGCAGAAGTCCTCGATCGCTTGCTGTGCGCTCTCAACCAGGGCTTCTATCAGCTCCTGATCGTCGTCATTCGTCAGGCGCAGGTACTGCTTCACCTCGGCGTATTCGACGATGCTGTAGAGGTCCACGGCCATCGTTGGTCTCCTGGCACGTGTCTGCCGGTTGCTCCGCCGGGCCGGCGGTGGGGGCCTCCGTCGGGCGCGGGACCGGTGGCCTCCCGCGCCGACGCTCCGGGATCTCAGACGGCTGAGTCCGGAGAGCCCGATCCCGCTTACTGCGAGCGCCGGTGCCCACGCACCACCACGGCGCCGATGAGGCAACCCGTGTTCGGCGAGCCCGTGATCGTCACCTTGGCCTGCAGATAGCGCTTGTCGCCGACGTATGCCACGGCGTAGGTCTGCTTCTCCTGGCTGGCGCCCGAGACGGTCGGCAGCGAGCCGATCAGGTCGCCGGCGGCCACATCGCTCCAGGTCGCGTGATCGTCGGACTCGCGCAGCACGAGCGCGTGTGAGCCGTCGACCCAATCGCCCACGTCGTAGACGACCATCGCCGACTCGTAGCCCTGCAAGTCGAAGTAGCTGCCGCTGGCGCTGGCGCTATTCACTTTGGGTTCCAACACTTGCGCCACGCTGGTGGCGTGGTAGAGCTCCCGGGTCATCGCCGCGGAGCTGGCGGCTGGTTGTGACATGATGGTTCCCTCCCTGCCCCTGCGCCCCCTGCGGGGGGGCTAATAGCGAGGCTGCTTCGCGAGCCTCGCGTCAGCAGGCTCGCAAGTCGCGTGCGCAGCACCGCCGCGACTAGTCGTTATCGCCGATGATAAAGGCGTTCGAGCGCAGTGGTTGGCCGCCCGTGCGCGCCGTCGCCAGCAGCGCCACGTTGGGCGCGTAGCGTTCGACGAGGCGCTGCACGCGCAGGTCGCGGCGGTCAGCGATGGCGTAGTAGCTGAAGTCGCCAAACACGAGGCTCTTGTTCGTATGCGTGTTCCCGTCCGGCATGAACTCACTGGTTTTGACGGGGCGCGCCAGAATCTGGGTCGGGAGCTGATTGGGGGGGAAGATCGGAAAGCCCGCGCTGGTTTCGAGGAGGAGTACCAGGCCGTAGGTGAGCGAGTTCATCAACCAGGTGGCGCGTTGGCGATACTGCGCCGGCAGCGCCGTATACACGCCGACCAACCCGGCGTAAGTCCAATTGGTGTCATGGCCGCTATGCACCACGTCGGCGCCGCTGTTGAGGAGGCCCATCGGCATCCCCACCCCGGAGCCCGCGATGAAGCCGTAGTCCTCATCAAGGCTCTTGGTCTCGGCCAGGATGCGCCGCACCTCGGCCTCGAGGTCGACCACGGGGTCTTCCAACATCTCCGGGGTGATTTCGATCACATTCGGCTGCCAGATATGCACCGGCACCCGCTCGCGCCCGAAGGTCGGCTGATTCTGGGTCGTCAGGGCATCGCCGCCGGTGACGGAGCCTTCGGCCTTCCAGTTGCCGGCCAATCCGGAGGGATAGGCTTTGTTGCTGGAGGCCTTGATGGTCAAAAAGGTCCCGGCGCCGCGGACGGTCGGCCGCACCCGACACATCGGGCGCATCACCGCAAAGCCGGCCATGTCGCTAATCAACTCGGCGTAGAACTCGTCGGGGACGAGCGACCCGCCGAGCAGATCGTTGCTGCTGATCAACGCGTGGCGCTCGACCGGGCCGCGCATGAGCAGTTCGCGCTCGGCTTCATTGCACAGCGCCAGGCCGTATTGCAGGAACTTGTGCCAGGCCTCGCGGTGGGCCGACGGCCTGGCGGCCTGCGCCTCGGCGCCCCGGGTCGTGACCGTGTGCACGGGCGCGGTGTAGTGGGCATACTGTGCGTCCAGGTGGGTCTCCGCCTCCTGGCGTTTTTTCAACTGTTCGACCTCGGCATGCAGCGCGGCAAACTCGCCCATGGCCTTGTCGAACTGCTCTTGCTTGTCAGCCGGCCACACGACCGCGTCTGACAGCTCGTCCTTGATCGCCTTGGCGGCATGCAGCACCTTGAGGGCCGCCTCGGTTTTGTCCTGGATGAGTTGTGCGAGCATAGGGCCTCCTGTGCCGTGTCCCTGGTCGGTCCTGCGCTCGACCCAGGTGGGTGCCTGAACAGGCGGCCCGGCGTGGTAGGAGCTACGGAATGGCAGTGTCTGTCGGTTAGAGCACCAGACTCGCGCCGGCCAGCTCGGCCGCGCGCAAACGTTGCAACCGTCCAGCCATCGCCGTGAGTGCCTGTTGGTCCTCAGGCGGCTCGGCGGCGGTTAATAACGCCTGCAAGGCCGTGACCGCGTCCTGCAGGAGCTGTTTATTCTTGGCCGAGAGCACTTTGCCCTCGGACAGTTCACGCATGGCGGCGAGGTCGCTGCCGATCGCCCAGGGGCATATCGCGGCCCCCCAGAGATCGAGCGTCGCCAGGCGTTGCACCGTGGGGTCCCACGGCGCGAGAATCGCGTCATCGTGGAACATCTGCGCCATCTTCGCGAAGTAGCGGCTCAAATGCGTTTTCACCCGCGCCACCTCGTGCACGGGAATCGTCACGCCCGCGCGCGCACCCTGGACGGTCGCCGCGGCGGCAAAGATCGCCCGGGGCACAGCGCGCAACTGGCCGTCGATCACATCCGCAATCGGCAAGGCAAAGCCCTCAAAGCTGTCGGCGCTGTCGGGGTCCGCCCACACGTAACTCCGCCGATAGTTGGGAGTCGGTCGCTCGTCGACCTGGGCCCAGGCGCGCACGCGTGCCTCGGCGGCGGCGGGGTCCCAGGCATACGCACGCGCGGCGAGGGGGAGGTCTTGGAAGGGCACGACGCTTTGCACGTCGATGATATGCGCGGCGGGGTCGGCGCCGAAGGTCACGGCCGAGGTCTCCCAGAGGCGGACCTCGTGCAGGTGGCGCAAGGTGGGCAGCTCGCCGCGCTCCTCGAACTCGTACCGGATCGGGTCGAAGCCGATGCTCAGGGCCCGCACGGCCCCCGCTTTCATGAGCTGCAAGCGCTCCTGGTTGGTGCCCGTCGGCACCACTTTGGCGCGGATCTCGAGGCCGAGCTCCGTCTCGTGCAGCTCGGTATGGTAGCCCATGACCTCTTCGACGTTGTGTTGCCACAAAAATGGCACCTGCTCCGGCTTCTTGTCCTGCAAGGTCTTCGTGAAGGCGCCGCGCTCGATGACGGTCGGCGTCCAGGTGTCGATCAACGAGCCGAAGACCGCGGCGATGCCGACGACGGTGCCGCTCTGATCATCGACCTGGAACTGCTCCGGGAGAAAGGCCAGCCGCTCGAGGCTGGCCGGTCCACCGAATCGTTTCATGGTGTCCTCCTTAGGCCCCGGCGAACTCCAGGGACATCGCGCACCTGCACTGGGGATGGGCGACCGGATGCATCAACGGTCCCACCGGGGTCTGAAACGGCTCGGTCAGGCCGACGCCCCGAGGATTCATGCTGGGAATCGGCGCGCAAATGGCCTGATCGAGGCGATCGTCAGGGGTCACCAGCCAGTGTCGCCGGGCCGCGTGGGGATCGATCAGCCCCTGCTCCACCCCTTGGAGCCAGAGCTCCTGCTGGCCGGCATTGGCGCTGGTGATCGTCTCGGTCCTGGCGATCAGCTCGGCCCGGTAATTGAGCAGCTGGCGGGTGTAGCGCGCCGCGGCGGTCGCGATCGTGTCGGCCGACGTCCCGGCCTCGGTCAAGCGCGTTTCGAGGTTGGCCACGGCCTGGGCCTGGCGGGTCGTGAGGCCGATGCGGTCGCGGATCTGCTGGGCCGCCTGGCTGGGCCCCAGGTCGCCGCTGATGGCGCGGCTGATCGTGTCGCGGATGGCGTCGCGCGTCTCGGTGCTGACCTCGGTCACCAGGCGGGCGGCATTGGCCTTGGCCCATTCCACCGCGCGCGGATTGGTCAGGTCGAAGCTGATGCCGAGGGCCGCATCCTCCGGGAGATACGCCTGCATAGCCTGCGCCGCGTCGGCGAAGACCAGCTCCAGATGGGGCCGCAGCGCCTTGTCGAGCAGGAGCGGGCCGTTCACCTCCCAGCCGATGGCCTGCATGGCGGCGTGCACGTCGCCCGCCTCCACGGCCGCGAGCAGCTCCTCCATGGCCACCTGGCGTTGCGCCGCATCCATCGCCGCAAGGACGTCCTGGATCATGCGCTCGGCCTCGGCATCGGCGATCTGGTGCAGGATCTGCCAGAATTCGGGCTCCGTGGCCAAGCGTTCTCGGGAGATCGCGGTTGCGTGCTCGCGATGGCGCGCGTGCTGGGTACGTCGCTGCCCCACGACGGCGATCACGCCCTCCTCGAGGGCCACCTTCGTCAGCGCGCCCTCCACGTCGGAGGCGGGCCATTGGTCGAAATGCCACCAGTGGGACTCCTCGCCCGGCTCGCTGTCGAGATAGCCATGGTCGATGATCCACTGGTGTGCATCGTCCACCTGGACGAACACCTTCTTGTCAAGCAGGATGGACTGTATATTGGCCTGGTTCGGCGTCTTGCCGCCGCCGATCGACCCGGGTAAATCGGCGGGCACCACGTCTGAGCGGATGGTGGCATTGAACACATCGCCATCGGGGACTGGGGGCTGCTTGACCAGGGCGCGCGATTCATTGCGCGTGAGCATGCCGCGCCACCAGCCATCCAACGCCAGCCGCCGCACGCTGTCCTGGTCTTCCTGCAGCGCTGGCACTTGTGACACATCGAAGCGAATGGTCAGGTGGCCGCCGAAGTCGCTGGCCAGCCCCATCGTGAGCTTGGCGCCGAGGCGTCGGTACAGGGGCATCAGCGTCTCGATCCAGAAGCTGCGCAAGGCGGCGTTGTAGTTCGAGTAGGTGGCGCGTTCCAGCCCCGAGAGCATGCCGACGATGATGGGGGGTACGCCGAACATGGCGCAACAGCGCGTCTCGGTCTGGGACAGGATGCCGTCCAGATTGAGCTCGCTCAGCTTCTGGCCGATGTCCTGATACTCCGCGCCGCCGTCCAGCACGGCGAGACGGTTCCAGCCACGCGTGCCGCTGTACTCCTCCTGCCACAGCAGCTTGATGCGCTCACGCTCGGCTTTCTCGACCCGCGCTTGGATTTTCAAGACTCCCGCCGGCATGCCACGGTTGAGGAACACCGACCGCAAAAAGTCGACCGCCTGCTGATCGAGGTCGCCCAGGCGCGCCAGCACGCTGATGGGGCTGAGGCCGTAGTAGTCGTCCAGCGGATTCGGCAGCTTGAGGTGCACCACATCCTCGGTGGGGACCGGTTGCCCCACGGCATCGCTCGGCAAGTAATAGCGATACGCCTGGATTGACCCCTGCGCGCCCGGCACGATCCTGGTGCGGTCGGGCCGCAGCAGCTCCAGCTGCACCACGCGACGCGCGCCCGAGCGCACCTTGTGCAGATAGGCATTGCCGGCGACGTAGAGGTGCGTGACGAGCTCTTCGAGCAGCTCAAAGCTGGACTGCACCGGGTTGGGATGCGCCAGCAGCAGGCTCAGGGGGTCGCGATCCGGATCCAACACCGTCTCCTGGCCCGGCGCGCCGGTTACGACCTGCAGCCTCGGCTCGGCGGTCGATTGCGCCAGCTCGTTCACGCAGACATAGATCGGCACGATGGCGCCATAGCCCTCCGCGGCGAAGCGCGCCACGTCCTGTCGGGTGGGGAGGTCTTTCCCTGCCTGCCAGGGATCGAGCAGGCGCATCAGCGTGGTGCTGCGCGCTTGCCAGCGCTCTTTCGCCCAGGTCCAGGGGGGGGTCATCCCTGGGAGCCCTCCAGCCGTTCGATCGTGATCCGGATGCGGCCGAGGGCCAGATCGTCTATCGACCGGGCCTGCGTATGCCGCCGGATCGCCTGGTCGAGCAGCCTGCCGCCGACATAGACTTGATAGGCCTCATAGCTGAGCTGGAGGAGCTGTGCGAGCTGCAGCGGGCCTTCGAGGATGAGCGGCGCCGGCGTCGCCTTCACGCCGGATCCTCGGCTCGCGGCTCGCCGGCGTCAGCCGCCTCATCGGCCGTCTCCTCGCCCGCAACCGGTTCGTCGGCGGGTGCCGCGGGGGCGGGCTCGGGGGGATCTACCGTCGCTTCCGTGTCGGGAACCTCGGCCATGGAGGGCCTCCTCTGCTAGGGTGAATGGCTATGATGATAACATTTGATCAATGTTGAGGGTTTCTCTGGAGGCTGTCAACCCTTTTCGCTAGCTCACCCCCGAATCGAAGCTGTTGCGCAGGTCTTTCCATGACCAGAATCCGGCATCGACGAGGTCGAAGGGCTTGATCTTCGGGAAGCGGTTGAGGGCCCGTTCCAGAATGTCGTGTGTGCCCAGGACGTGAATGATCTCGCCGCGTTCGTAGCTGGCCAGCATGAGTGAGGCCCGGTGCACTTTCGGCCCGTGGCCAGCGCCCGCCTTGTCATGCTTGAACCACGGCGGCTCGCTGAGCTCCAGCCCCCTGGCGGCTTCGCGGTACACGCTCTCCCAGGTGTCGCCCCCCTGATCGGTCTCCACGCCCACGGCTTCCGCCTTGAGCTCCACGGCTTTGCGGAGGGCGCGGACCATCGCGTCCTGCGGGGAGGTCCGATCCTCCCAGCTCCAGAGGCGGTAAATCTTCCCGTTGACGCCGAGGCCGTCGGCCTGGATACCCTGGCTGTCGCTCTCATCCGTATCAGTGACCGCCGGATCGAGCCACACGACGATGCGGACGAGCGCGGGGAGTTCGTCCCAGGTGCAGTGCAGGAAGGTCAGATGGTTGAACATCCCCCCCGGTGGGTCCTCGACCTCGTGCTGGGCTTCCTTCGGGAACGCCGACAGTCCAATGGTGTTCATCAGCGCTTGGCACCGCTCCAGATCCTGGCCGGCCCAGGTCGGCTCGCCGGCGGTGATCACGTAGCGGCCGTCCTGCTGGGCATAGGCCAGATGGCGCAGGGCGGGGATGGGGCCGGCACGTAGCGGTCCTGCAGGAAGTCGGCGCGGCGATCGGCCAGACGGGCAAAGATGCCATTGGGGTGGATGAGGTTTTGCACGGCGAGCACAGTGCCATCGCTGGTGCCCGCGGGGAGCAGCTTGCGGCTCAGCAGGGTGAGCTTGTGCTGGATCGTGGCCAGGCTGTCATCCTCGTTATCCAGGTCATCGCAGAGCATCAGGTCCGGCCGCATCTCTTCCAGCTTGGCGCCGCGCGCCGCGCTGTCGAGGCCCATGGCGTCGATGGTAAAGCGGCTGCGGGTGCGCAGGCGGTTGCGGCGCCAACCTTTGCTATGCCCATACTTGCCCACCAGGCGGTTGGCCATGTCGGGATAGAGCGCCTCGAGGCGGGGGTTCTCCAGGAGGGACCCGATATTGCTCACATGGTCGTCCGCCTGATCCTGCGTGCTGCTGATCACGAGGCCATACTTGCGCAGCCGGCGGCAGCCGAGGCTGACGGCGGCGAGCTCGGCCGTCGTGCTCTTGGCCCCGCCACGCGGCCAGATCGCCACGAAGGGCCGCGGGCGGAGGCCGGGGCGAATAGACCAGGCCCAGGTCCAGAGCTCGGCCTGATGGTCGGCAAACGCCTCGCCAATGTGCTGGGGGTAGAGATGGCGGAGCCAGTGGCGCCAGTCGGCTTCCAGGGTGCTGCGGGAGGGGTGCGACGTCCCACCCTGGGCCTGCTGGCGCTTCTGGACCTTGTAGGCAGCCAGACGGGCGATCTGGCGGGCGAGCAGGGCCTGGCTCATCTAGCTCTCCCAGGCTGCCAAGACCTGCCGGCCCTCCTCGGTGAGATACCAGCCGCGATTCTCTGCCGCCAGGGCCACACGCTCAGGCCCATTGCATGGTCGCGGTGCGGCGCCCTTCCAGACCAACAGGCCCCGTTGCTCCAGGCGGCGTGCCACCCCATCGCTGGGCCGGACCGGCTCGTCGCCGTTGGCATACCGCAAGGCGTGGTGCTGCAATGGGGTGAGACGCACGGTTTGCCCTCTCCCGCCAGGATCTGCTCTGCCTCCGCCAGGACCTCCGCCACATCGAGGCCGAGCTCGTCGGCGAGCGCGGCCACTTCGCGCTTGAGCAGCAGCGTAAACTCCTGAGGCGCGTCGAGGCCCAAGAGTTTGGCGCGGCGCTCCATGATCTTCAGCACCGTCTGGATGGCCGCCGTATCGCCCTTTTTGACTTTGGTGACGAGGGCCAGCTGCATGGCGTCGAGGCGCTCGAGCTCCAGCCGGCGCACCTCATCGGCGAGCTCCGGAAGCTGGGTTTTCTGCCGGCGGAGCTCGTCGATCACCAGCTGGTGGGCCCCCTGCTCCGTGATGCCGAGCTGCACGGCGATATCGCGGTACCGGTAGCCCTCTTGGCGGAGCT